TCTGAATTTAAACGTTCTTTTTTAATGTCATCCGCCATTAATAATTCAGCTTCGAAACGATCGTTTAATCCTTTTTCATATTCAGCATTTAATTTATCTTGCGTTTCTTTTTCCAATCGTAAAATTTCCGCGTCTTTTTCTTTTTTCTTTTCTATTTCTAAATCCTCATATTTTTTTTGAATATCAAGTAACGCTTTTCCTTTTGCCTCTTCAAGTAAAGTAATATCAATTTCGTTTGCTTTTGCCCTTAAAATTAAATTATCGTATTTTTCACCGACTGCGATTTCCTCTTGTTTGCGTTCTGTTTCCAAACTTTTTAAATATTCCATTTCAGCATCAAAAACTTCTTTTTTTAACGCGTTTAAATCTTCTAAAATTTTCTTTTGGCGCTCCAAACTTTCATTATATTTATCATTTGCACCCGTAAAACCGGCAACTCCTTTTGAGTAATCAACTATGGCTCCCGAACTATCTTTTATTACCGCTCCATTTTTTTGTTGGGCCGCAATTGCTTTATCGAGTTCCTCGCTTTGTTGATCAAGTGAACCAATTTGTTTATCAATTGATTGTGTCCCTGCTGTTGTAATTTGATTTAGATTTTTCCCTGCCTCGGTTGCGTTATCGGTAGCTGTTGAAAAACCAACCCAACCATTTGCCGCGCTTTCTCCAAAATTTAACGTCCACCGCGTTGCGTTTTCTTGGCTTTCAGCTTGTCGATCCAACTGTAAATTAATTTTTTCTTGTAATTTATCCGCCCTAACCGCTTCAATGGCTTTCGCCTGCGCCTGTAATCTTAATAATGTAATATTTTTAGTTAATTGTGTATTAATTTGATCTATTGAATGCGTTTCGGCGTTCATATTTGACAATAAACCCGGATAAGCCGCTTGGAATTCTTTTACTTTTTGTATTTTTTGCGCTCGCGTTAATGTTTCACTTTTTAACTGTTTTCCCAATTTATCCGCTGCGCTTAATTCCTGAGCAATACTTGCCGTTGCGGTTCGTGTAACTTCATTATTTACTTTTTGCGCCGAAGTTTGGGCGTTAACGGATCCTTTTAATTTGTCCCAATTTGCGGCCGCATAACCAACCGCTGCAATAACTAAACCTATTCCGGTAACTGCGAACGCTTTTCCCGCCGTTGTCATTCCTTTAAACGCTCCTATTGCTTTGCTCCCAAACGCTTGGAATCCGGCGCTTGCCGCATTTAATTTATCGCCAACCGCTCCGAGCGTAGAAAGTGCATCGCTCAAACCTGCCAACGCTTGTAATTTCTGCATCGAAGCCAAAATATTTTCGTTCTCGATTCCCATTAAAACCATACTCGATTCAATACCTTGAAACGCTGCGATTCCAACTTGACCAACCGAAGCCATTGCACCCCCTAAATTTTCAACTGCGGATCCCGCCGTTGCTTTTACAATATCTTGTGTATCGGAAATTTGGTCTTTTAATTGACCGGCTTTTTGCGCCATTTCCTGAAACTTTGGATCCGATTCGGACATATTCATTAACTCCTTAGTTAACGCCCTTAATTCAGTTTTTAAATTCTTTGTCGCCCCTTCGTAATTACCGACATTTCTTTGGTGTTGCCCGACCGTTGCATCTACTTTTTTAAGTTGCGCGTCTAAATCCGTAACTTGTCGTAAAAGTTGTTGACCTTCCGCAGTATTTTCTTTATTTTGTACCGCTAAATCTTTATACGCTTTTCGTGCGTTGTTTAACTCCTTTGATAATTTAGCATATCCGCTCGCTTCATTTTCTGCGGCCTTTACTTGTTTTGCGCTTTCCGCTGCCAATCTCGATTTTTCTTGTGCTTCGGCTTTTTGGGTTTTAATTCGTTCCTGCTGTAATCGTTCCTGTTCCTTTTCGCTTTTTATCGCTTGTTGTTTAACCTGCTCTTGTAATTTTTGTATTTCAATCGATTGTTTTTGAATCTTATTTGCCTCCGCAGTTGCTTGCGTGAATTTCTTTATTGAATCCGAACTATCGAATTTTGCATCGCCCAAAGATTGTTTTAACGTGGCCGCCGTTTGTTTAAATTCGTCGTTAATTTTGTTTAAACTAAGTAACGTTTTTTCTGCGGAATCTCGAATACCTTTGAAAATATCTTCCGATTCAAATAAATCTTTACTGCTAATTTTTTTTGCCATCGTTCATTTTATTATATCGATCCATTTCTTTTTGTAAATCAAAATATTCTTTTGTGGTTATGTTTTTAGGGTTAATCCATTGCCCTAACCATTTCGAAATATGTATTAAACTTTGTTCAATTGTTACGCCGGATCCGTTGTTATTCAGCATTCCGTTTAACTTTTGCTCCATCATTTCAATTTGCGTTAATTTAAACCGGTCATTTGTTAAAATAAATTCGCATTCGTAAACGGCTTTTTTCTGCATTGTCTTTAATAACTTTAAATAAAGTTTTCCTAATCCGTAATCATTCAAGTAAGTGTCGTAAATCTTTTCCCAAACCTTCAAATCATTCTCGTTCGTGCCGTTTTTAGCCGTTCTAACGAACTTTAATTCTCCATTAATACATTTTATCCAATTGTATAGTGGTAACTCATAAATCGAGTGAAAATAATCGGTCGATTTCAATAGCGTATCGTCGCTTTGTTTCTTCGCGTAATTTTTCCAAACTTTCCTCAGTAAGTCCGATAATACCTTCGCCGTATTTTGTAAATAAGTTTGCATTTTCTTTAATTGGATCCGCATCGATTTCGAAATAATTTGTTCCCAACAAAATTACCATACTTTTATAAAAATCACCCGTATCGAATAAAGTATAGTGTTCACCTTCAATTTTCGAACTGTTATAAATATTTTGTGTGGCCCACGAATAAGTTCCGATTACTTTTCCCGTTTCATCAACCCCCTTTTCCATTAACTGATCGTCGCGAATTAAATCTAAAATCCATGTTTGAAATTCTTTATCTGAAAAAACGTGATTCCAAATAATATCCGCATCCATTAAGATTTTAGTATTTCGCAGTAAATCGTTTAATATTTGCATAGTATAAAAAAAACGGGTTAACAAAAGTCAACCCGCTTAAATTAAAGGTTGAAAATTAAGCCGCTGTAAACGTTAACTCTCCAATAAATCCATCTTTTGTAACGCTCAAAGTATATTCATCACCCGAAACCAAAGTTTCAGAAATTAAATAAGTTCCCGCTGGTGATTCAGCAACCGAAGTTGGAACCCCGATTAGGATATTATTCGTAACGTCAAAAATACTCCAATCAGCAACTAAATTCGCGCCTTGGAATAAGATCGGGTTTAACGCCGTTCCATAATCGAAAGTAGCTTTTACGGTAACTGAAACAGTCGTAACCTGCGATAAAACTTCTAAATTAACGTCAATTAAGCCGTTAAGATCGTTGAAATTAATACCCGCTTCGGTTGCTGTAATCATATACATAGTTGATTCGTCGAATAAACGATAAAAATCAAAACCAAGCATAATTTTTTGAACTGTTGAATCAGTCGCAAACATGAATTTAGGATCCCAACTTTGCTCATCTACCGGAATAGGGTATAAATAACCGTTTGATTTTGAACCGATCAAATTTCCGTTAACGTCAACGATATAAACCCCAAAAGAAACGCAACGTCCTGAATTCAATTTACCTAATAAAGTAGGTGTTGAATCGTCGCCCCAAAGTTCACCGGCAAAACTTCTTTTCCCTTGACGTAAAAACGCCATTCGCCCACTATTGGCCTCCTCGAATTGTGAATCCGCTTTTGCAAGTTCTACGTTTTCGAATTCTGGTAAAGGGAACCATCTTTTTGATGAATCCGCTTCGTTAATTAAATCGCTCCAAGTTGGTAGCGCTGCTGCTAAATCAATACCGTTCAAAGTACCATCGTTAGCCGCTAACGGAACCATGATAAGTTTACTTGTTACCGACTGCAAAGGAACGCAACCCGGGCGCCCTGTGTTGGATAAACCAACGTTACAATTACATCCTGCCATTTTTTCTAATTTTTTTAAATTAACATTTACAATTTTCTTTGTATTTTCTGAGTGTTATTCTTAATTCAACGCCACTCAAATTTGCGTCTAATATGTTTTTGAAATATCCGTTTTCCTGTTCACTTCCGAACCTACTAAATTCTAAAATTTGCCACTCATCAACTCTTTGATATTGTCGGTTATTTTTTACAA